AGCAACGCAACTGGGAAAGTTTGTTGCAAATAATGAGCCTGCGCACACAGCCCATGAATGTTGTGCCACCCACAAAACACACTGACGGCTGGCATTTTGCGTTTGAAGTTGAAGCCGAAGGTGTGCTTGGCAGCAATTTTGGCAGTGATGAGTTAGATGGACTTGTTGGCGACTGTGAAGGTGTGCCCATGGTCACAGGACTGGATGAAGCAGAACCCGTTGCTGCTACCTTGCATGCTCGGGGTGCCAATCAGAACATTTGGTTCTCAGCCATAAATACGCCATTGGAGCCTGACCATGGTTGATACCACCGACATTGAAAAGAAAAGTCTTGAAGCCCACGTTGAGCTGTGTGCAGAACGTTACCGCATGCTGGAACTCAAGATAGAAACAGTGGAGAATGAAATCTCAGCGGTCAAGCACATGGTGACCGAAGTGCATGGCATTGTGCGCCAAATGGGCGAAAAGCGCAACGACCAGTTAATTGCCTGGGGCATAGGCATCATAGGCACACTGTTGGCCCTGGTAGGCTGGCTCACAGCCCATTACATCCAAACACTATGACCCGTGAACAAAAATTAGAACGCTTTGCCGAGCGTGAACTCAAACGTGTGTACACTGAACTCATAATAGATGATGAACAAGGTGGCTATGTTGCGTTTGGGCGTTATCATCTACGACCAGACTCAGCGGGCTTTGCAGTGTATCACAGTGACGATCTTGTGAGCCGATTCAGCAGCAAACGAACTGCCATGAGTTGGTGCGTGGCTGACAATGCCAAACAATACAATTTGGCTAGAACTATACAGATTCTAGACAACAAACAACAGAGCTTGGCAGCTGACATACACTGCCGCCGCGGTCAAGCTCAACGCAGTGTTAAGTCACAGTTTTCTGAAACTGTAATGACCAAGCTGTCAGTAAAAATTCAACGCTATCACAGTGTTCAGACCGAACTGGAAAAATGTGTAAATTCGGCTAAATATCTACAACTAAAAGGATTCGCAAAATGAAACTGCAAGAACTAGCTGCACCCAAAGTCAGTAAACAAATCACTCGTGTGTTCGAAAGCTACTTTGGATCAAGCATCGACTTTGATAAACTATCTGGCTCACAGGCTAACACAATGCTGCACAAGGTACGTGGACTGCTGGGCGAGCATCGTGACACCACAGCACGATATCAAAGCGAGCGCGATCCCAGTTATTTGAAACTGGTCATGATGGAACAGGCCCTGGCCACTCGTGTGCGGGAAACACGACCCGAAACACCACAACGAGCAGCCGTGGCTAGAGATATTGCTGTGAGAAACATTGCAGATCCCAATCTAGAACGAGCAGTAAACAAAGGTGCCAGAGGCATGGGACTCACACCTGATGAAGGTCGCACAGTGGCCAACAAGATCCTGCAAACTGAACAACGTCTGCGCAGAGCATATCGCACTCTCAAAGAGTCTGAAGTACAACAAGCACAAGTGGTGTTGGCAGCTCAAGACATGGTTGATCAAATGCAAAAAATGATTGAAGATACCACCAGCATGCAATTTAAAGAATTGCCAGCCTTGGTTGACAGCATTCGCAATCAAGTTGGCATTGACCAAGCCACACAATTCAACACTGATGTTTCTGGCGCACTGTCAGGACTGGTACAAAATTTACAAGGCGCCAAACAACAACTGGAAACTGCCTTGGGTGTGGTCACAGGACAAACACCTGCACCAGTGCCCGGCGCTGATCTAGCACCTGATGCAATGGCTGCCGCAGGCCAAATGCCTGGAGGCTTGCCAGCTGGAGATCTTGAAGCTGGTGCGGTTGCAGAACCTGCTGCAGAAATGCCGCCTGAAGAACCAGCACCAGCTGCTGCTCTAGGCAGAAAGCGTAGATGAAATGCGCATCAATGATTTAATTAGAGAAGCTGTACCCCCAGCAAAGCCATTACAAATACTACCACAGGGTGTGCAAACCCCACCGCTGACTGACAAAGATGTTGCACCAAACAAAAGTTCAATGAGCGGCAAGAACCCACAATTGCAGATGCCAGCGACGGCTGCACCAGCAGCACCTGCAGCAGCCAAACCTAATGCTGCCGTGGGCAATCGACCAATGGGCACTCCAGGACAACGACCCAACCCAGCAGTTGGATATAGTCCTCTGCCAAAACCAGCAGAAGGTGATCCTGCGGCCTTTGGTGGTGGAGTGGTCAATCCTCCGTCTAAGAGTGGTGTTGTCAGTAAGGCAGAACTTGACAACTACAGACGTGACTCTGGCAATCCCAATGCCACACTTGGCCAGTATATGAATCAACAACAGGGATTGACAGCTCGCAAAGGCGGCGCCAATGATCCTGCGGTGATTGCAGCCAGACAACAACCTGTTGGACCTACTGTGGGCAGTCAAGCACAAACAGCAACTGGTAAAAATGAATTAGACAAATTCAATATTGCAGCAAATAAACCAACACCGGCACCAGCACCAGCTGCCACTCCAGGAACTGCGGCAGCACCATCTGCCTTCAATCAAGGAAGTTTGGGAACTAGAGCACCAGCAACTGAGCCAGCACCACTTAGTGTAGTGTCTCGTAATGATGGTGTTCCGCCACCATTACCAGCAGCACCTGCGGCAGCACCAGCACCAAACAGCGGAAGTGGGTATGCTGGAGGCGTTGGCAATGTTCCGGACTTTGGTGTGAGAGGCACACCTATTCTTCCTTATGGTCAGGGATCACCAGTTGGTGGAACTACCAATGCAGTCACAAGAACTGACGCTGAGATCGGCGACAAAGGTGTGCCTGGCAGCTATGATAAGAACAGAGCCCAGGGTGAGAAGAATTTAAATGCGTTAAAAGGTTTATTTGGCGGGAACAAACAATCAGCAGCTCCTGCTGCCGCACCAGCGGCAGGCAATGCCGCTGCTCTCAGACCACCAGTTAACCCTCTAAGAGGACAATTTGCAGAATCAACTGGCATGCAGGATCCTGTGTTGGTCCGCATGCAGAATCTGGCCGGAATCCGCCGATGAAAATACGGGAAGTGGCCGGAGACGTTGACAGTAATCGGCTACTGGGCTTGGTTGATTTTTTGGCGCATCGTGCAGAAGATGAGAATGCTACCAAACAAATCAGTCAGGACGCATTTATCAATGCTGCTCGCAGTCTGGGCATTCCCATAGACAAAAACAACATTGGTGATGCCATTTCCAGAGAACCATTGAGCAACTTGCTGGAACCTTTGGACCCCACAACCGGTCAAATCACCTTCAAAGGTGCAGGCATAGGACCAACTGCCATGCCAGTCAATCAAGCTCAGGACATTGTGGCAGCCGCTGCCAAACGTGCAATGAAATAACACTGGTTGACAGCCAGTGCAGAAAAGTGTAAAATTGTTATCAAGCATGCCAAAGTGAGGTAAAAATGGCCTATTCAGAAAAAGTAATTGATCACTATGAAAATCCACGCAATGTGGGCAAGTTTGAAATTGACGACACTGTTGGTACCGGCATGGTGGGAGCGCCAGCCTGTGGCGATGTGATGAAATTGCAAATCAAAGTTGAAAACGGAATTATAACAGATGCCAGGTTCAAAACATACGGATGCGGAAGTGCCATTGCCTCATCCTCTCTTGTTACCGAGTGGGTTAAAGGACGAACGCTTGACGAGGCCGCAGCTCTTAAAAATTCAGAGATTGCTCAGGAACTCGCACTGCCACCAGTCAAGATTCATTGTTCTATTCTTGCTGAAGATGCTATAAAAGCCGCTGTAGAAGATTATAAGAAAAAACATTGACATGTTCACATCCGTGAAGACTCTTGACACAGTTGAATTTGATTTGTGTGTTGATGCTCCACAAAAAAAAATAAAAGTACTGTTTTATCATGCTGGTGGTGTTTTTTCAACTACCAATCAGCCAGCTTGGCTGTATCCGGCTGCACTGCAACTCAAAACATACATTGATCTGTTGTATCCTGACCTGGCCGAAAACATGGAATGGTTGTTACCCATACAACAAGAAATCACCGATGCTGAATTGATAAAAACAATAGATCAAACAGGTGCTACTGTGTTGTGTAGCAGTCATTATCTATGGAATCATCAATCGCTGATCACCCAACTGGGTCGTGTGAAGAAAAAATTACAACAGTCTATCACTATGGTTGCAGGTGGTCCCAGTGTCAATGTCAACATAGATCGAGATTTTTTTAACAAATATCCGTTTATTGATTATGCTGTGTACGGAGCTGGTGAACAGGCCTTCGCAGATGTCATGAATCACCTGGTCATGCACAAACCATTGATCGCATTTAACACATCCAATTGTGCCTGGCAGAAAAATGGCAAGGCTGTGGTGTCTGACTACAAGTTTGTCAAAATGATCGAAACCAGTCCCTTTGTTCACAATGTGGATCTTTTTTCCAGCATGATCAATGATCTCAAACAAAGAACCAACAGATTGTACTTGCCTTACACATTGACTCGTGGCTGCCCCTATTCTTGCACATTTTGTGACTGGAACAGTGGACTGGGCAACAAAGTGTCTCGTAGAAAAAATACCTATCAACAAGAAATTGATCTGTTTCATCAATTGGGGGTCAAAGGCATATATCTGTCGGATGCCAATGTTGGGCAGTATCAAGAAGATGTTGAAATGATTGAATATTTTGCACAAAAGAATTTGCAGGAAAATGCTGGCTTTCATGTGGGTGGTAATTTCAGCAAGCTCAAAAAAGAAAACAATTTGAAAATTTTTCACATTATGGCTCGCGGCAAACTGGTGAACAAATCATTTAATTTCAGCATTCAAGACACCAATCAACAAGTTTTGCAAAATATCAATAGACCAGATGTTGGCTGGGAAACCCATGTCAGCATGGCCAATGAGTTGCGTGAAGCCTATCCCAATCTTGTGGTCAAGGCACAGCTAATATATGGACTGCCGGGACAAACAGTGGTGACCTGGAGACAGACCCTGGGCATGTTGGCCAGTAAAAACATATGGCCAATGATATTTTTAAATGAGCCGTTGCCAGCCAGTCCAGCAGTGTATGATGAAGAATATCAAAAAAAGTTTCAATATCAATACATCACCAGCACACGATATTTCAACAAACCATATCAAAGTCTAATGCCAAAACAAAGTGTGTTTTTTGATCAGTCAGACATTGTGCGCATGAATCTGCTGAACGCGGTATACATTGCTCTTGTTACAGTAAACATCACTGCGGCCGAAACGGGTATGGCACCTATCGACGTTGAATCTGCTGTAGACAAATTTTTACAATTGCCACAGTATCAAAATTTGTTTGACAATTTGTACAACAACTGGACACAAGATAATAATTTTTATTACACTCAAGATTTCAGCGGCAGTTCGCCTATCAGAGCTGACATAAATTTATATCACCATCTGCTAGTGGATCTAAATTTTTTAATCTGGCTGGGAAAATCCATGGAAAAAAATGCACCCAAGGAATATTGGCGTTTGGTAAAAATGGGAAAATTTGCTGCCATGGCCGAGACCATTAACATGGATGTGGATTGACATGATAACCATAACTGAACAGGCTCAAAACAAAATCCAAAAATTGGTAACAACCAAAGGCTATGCTGGCATCAGACTGGGTGTGAAAACCACAGGTTGCTCAGGGCTTGCTTATGTGTTAGAATACGTTAAAGAATATGAGTCAGATGACAGCACTATAAATTATGCTCAAAATGATTTCTGTGTGTTGATTGACAAAAAACATGATGTGTATCTCAAAGGCACACAAGTAGACTATGTGCGTCAAGGCCTCAATGAGGGCTTTGAATTTACCAACCCCAATGAACGTGACCGCTGCGGTTGCGGAGAAAGTTTTAGAGTTTAACATTGTACAATCCCAAATTTGATTACAAGCCCATTCCCCGAGAAAATGTCAACGGCCGTAGACTGTATGCCACACCTGATGGTAACCGGTTACCATCAGTGACAACAATACTGGATGCCACAAAAAGCGAGGAAAGCAAACGGGCCTTACAAAACTGGCGAGCCAGGGTTGGCACAGAACAGGCACAAGCCATCACAACAGAAGCAGCCAACCGTGGCACCCGCATGCACACTTACCTTGAGCAGTATGTTCGAGATGGTGTGATCAAAGACCGTGGCACAAATCCATTCTCCTGGGCCAGCCATGCCATGGCACACACTGTGGTAGAACATGGCTTGAAGAATGTGAGTGAATTCTGGGGTATTGAAGTCCCGCTGTATTTCCCCCGGGTGTATGCAGGTACAACAGATGGTGCAGGTATACATTTAAATGAAGAAGCTATCCTAGACTACAAACAAACCAACAAGCCCAAACGGCGTGAGTGGATTGACGATTACTTTGTGCAGTTGTGCGCCTACGCAGAAGCACACAACGAATTGCACGGT